TGTTTGGATAAAATATGAAACAGATTGAAGTCATGCGACCATCCGCTAAACAGTTGGCCAAGTTACGAAAAGGGCATCCTGTACGGTTACAGCAAGGTGAGGGTTTGATTCTTGTGGTGCATCCCGACCGTTTTGACCTTATGTCCAAAACATTTTCACGGGGTAAAGCCCGTACGGTCGATTTGTCGCCTGAAGAACTAATGGCCAACATGAAGATTGCACCAGAGGCACACCAAGAACAACAGGCAGTAGAAGACAACAAAACTACTAAACAGTTTGAAGTGGATAAGACTGTAAAATTGGCAACACCCCGTACAAGTGCCAACCCTGTAGTAGGCACGGGGTTGAAAAGAGTATCTAATGCAGGAGGGCCACGTGGTATGGCAATACGAACATTAGTTGGTGCAAAAGACCTAGCTAAACATTTAGGAAAAGTAGGCGACCAAGTCGGCCAGAACTTTTCACCCCAGTTGGAATCTGCATTGGGAAATGCCAACGCTAACCATATGACATCACAAATGGGCAGAATGTCAATTGAAACGGCACGTAATAACCACATTTTACCGCATGAAAAAGGTCAAGGCTTATTCGCAGGCAAGTCGGTAATGTTCGGGCGTGGCCACCGTGAACATACTTCGATAGCTATTGGCGGTAATTTGTTGGCTAACCAGCGTGTGTTGCCACCTGCATTACAGTCGCAACCGTACAGTGCCAATTTCCAGTTCCAGCATACATTACCGCCTAACTTTCAAAGATTTAGTGGCGGAAAATGAATTAAAATTTAATGTTTTTATAATGTATGCTTACGAATATACAAATTGAAGATTTATCTAAACGAATGCAATTCCCTTTAGAAGGTGTATTTTTCAAAGATGAGTTGCCAAAGAAGCTAAAGTACAACACGGGTTATGTCATTAATTTGCAAAACAGCGAAGACGAAGAGGGAAAAGAAAACGACGGAAGCCATTGGACGTGTTTACAAGTCAACAAATACCCGACGGGTCTTATCGAACCAATCTTTTTTGACAGTTACGGCATGCCCCCAAGCGAGGCGGTTAAGAAGTTCGTGAAAGACAACACGGGAAAGTATTTGCCGTACAATAAAAAGGACGTGCAATCGCTCATGGGGAATGCGTGTGGTTGGTACTGTTGTGCCTTACTCCATTTTATTAATAAAAGTGAATATCGCAGTAAAGATTTGTATGCAGATGTTGGTGAATTTTTGGAATGTTTTGATGATTTGAACAAAAGCAACAACTTCAAAAAAAATGAGTTTGTATTGAAACATTTTTTTAGAAGCAAAGACCCATCCAAAAGAACCGAAATAGAAATAGCTTCGGGTGGTATTGACCGCATTAAAGAATCGGAAGGTGGTGGTATCACGATACCAGTAGTAGAACAGTATGTTTAGGCATCTAATATTTTTACGTAATTGCCCAAAATGGCTTCTTTGGATGTTCCCATGGCTTTAGCTACTCTGTCAGCCTCTTTATCGTCTTTGTTGTAATTTGTAAATTTATCTGTAAGGTAAGTGTGACGAAAGTTATTGACGGATACCTCTTTGCCGTGAAAGATTTTGTTGAATCGTTGGTTGAGTTTTACAGGGGTCAACGGGTTTGAATTTTTATCAAATAGTAGCCAATCGGTAGGATTGACTTTACACCATTTGGTAAGAATACTTTTTAATGGTTTTGGAATTTCAACTTTCTGTGTGCCGTAGGTATTTACTGTTTTGTAAGAGTTAAAAACCATTTCGGTTTTGGTCATAAAATTATGCTTATTTTCAGTAATGTTTTTGATTTTAAAATCCGTATAATCTTTTGACCTACGAGGTTCAATAAGAACCCCGCACAGCAATGCAACAATAACAAAATTTTGAATTTTCTGTAAATCGTCCATATTCAACGGTGTTTTCTTCTTGTACAGCCATTCAGCTTGTTTCTTGAGGTCATCAAACATGTTTTGTAGTTCTTCTTTCGTAACCCAGTTTTCCTTTTGGGTTTCAGTAGGAAGTTGGGTAGCCATCTGTTTATTGTAAGAAGTAATGGCGTTGTTTAAAGACTCTTTGTAAGCGGGAAGGTCGGTAATAACAACCAACGCCGATATAATGGTTTTACCACGATTGGGTGGCAACGTGTTTAAAAATACCAACACCTTTTCCGTATCTTGAAAATTATCCCAAATAATCTTTCCTTCACCAAATACGTTTTTGTGTAAGGTTTTCAACACGGATGCATAAGTGGTCAGAGAAGAAGCCCCTAGAGTAGGTCTTTTGCTCAAAATGTATTCCTTAAGTTCGCTCATATTTTATATATATAAAAAAGAGTTTATCTTTAAACGTAAAAAAATAGTATATATTAACAACTTTTCAAATATTAAGGGTTAGAAGGGGGGTTAACAAATATGGTGAAGAAAGAGGGGCGTACAATCCTTTGCAATGACAACCATCCTTTTACAGTTGCAGGAATAATCTTGTTGTCTTTAAACTCATAGATTTCCTTTTCGTCAATCCAAATGTATATTTTCGTAATTCGCATCATGCCGATAAAATGTTTCTCGTTAGCAATAAGTTGTTCAGTAGTGTGAGCCATTGTTGATGCCTTACTAGTATTGGATTTATCGTTTCGACTTTTTTTTCAAAATAGAATATTAGTGATTAGCAATGGCATTCGGGTTTGTGAGTTTTCCAGTGAGTCTTTTGACATTCCGCACTGCAGTAGTGTACCTTTTTGCAACCAGAACATTTCTTGTGATATCCTTTCGTGTTGCAGTTGGTACATGGTCGCCATATAGATGCAAGACTTGTAGTACGACCACCCGCATAGTCTCGAAGAAACTGTTCCGATGTAGTAAAAATAGACCATCCGTTGTTGTTGTCGTTGGGAATTCGTTTGACTTTAACCAAAAAGATAATGTAAGACATCCAAAAGACGTAATTTGTAGCAGATTTTGACCCCCACATTTTGGAAATAGATTTGAGGTCGTACATCCCGTCTTTAACATGGTCGCATATTTCTTTTTCCATTAGTTCCATTTCACGGTAGCAATAATCGATTGCATCTTTCATTGGCAAGTCTTTGAGAAGTTTTGTAATTAGTTTGTTAGACATTTCGATTAATTCGTCTTGAGTATGCATAGCTTGAAGCCCAGTGCCGTTGAAGAAGAGTTCGATAGTAGTTTGCATGGCCATCGTAGTTGATTGATGCCCTCCTAGTATTGGGATTTTCGTTTCGACTTTTTTTTCAAAATAGAATGCAGAATGTTTTTCATGTATTGTCTACTGAATTGCTCAAAACAGTAATATACAATGTCTTACAAATTGGTCAAATTATGATACAAGTTTCGAAAAGTCCATATTTTTTTATTTTTTAGGAAGCCTTTGGGGAAATTCACTATTTTTTGAATATTTGACAACTCTTAAGAAAAATAAAAAAATATAATAAATGTACTGGTAGAGTCTGCTTCGTCCTTTTCAAAAAAAGTGTTGGGAATTTTTCTTTCTCCTTTTTTGTGTAAAAAGTGTGTAAAAGTGTGTGAATAATTATTCTATCGTATTCATACCGTTTATTTGTTCCATGACGTTAGTAAAATCTTGCACTGTCTGTTGAATTTCTGCACGACGTTCTTGATAACCAACCTCGTCGTCTTTAAACTCACAGCAAGTGTCTTCGCAAAATTGCCACTCATGTATGGATTGCGTATGCATACGACCACACACAACACACATGCAATCCATACGATTGTCTTCCCATGTAAAATCTTCCACCATCTTGAGGATGTCGTCAGGAAGTTGTGCGAAGATACCGATAGCCATAGTCGTAGTTGATTGATGCCCTCCCAGTATTGGTATTTTTGTTTCAACTTTTTTTTCAAGAAGTCCCGCCGAGAATGCATCAGGAACAATGAAGTCGAGTTGGTAAGCCATATTGTCGTAGTTGAATTGATGACTAGATTAGACGGCAGAATTTGATTCAATTTTATTTTGAAAGATTGGAAACTAAATTACCCCACCCCTCGGATGGTTCACGGCGAGG